GGAACCAGTTCGTGCACACTTTGACAAGCCTATTGTGGTGTCCTCGGGCTACCGCAGCGAGGCGCTTTGTGAAGCGATCGGCAGCAAAAAAACGTCGCAACATGCAAAGGGCCAGGCGGTTGACTTCGAAATAGGAGGAGTTCCAAACATTAAAATAGCTTACTGGCTACAAAACAACGTTGACTTTGATCAATTAATTTTAGAATTTTATAATCCTAATGATCCAGCAGGTGGCTGGGTGCATGTTAGTTACAATGAAAAAGGTGCTAACAGAAAACAAGTATTGACTTATGACGGGAAAAGCTATGAAAACGGCTTGCCGGACATGAAGTGGAAAGATGGGGAGGTAATAGGATGATACAGAAAATAAAAAAAATATTGCACAGCTGGTTTAATAGGTATGAGCTGCAATTCAGAATCTTTGTTTTGATCGCAGTGATATATTTATTAATTGCTCATTATTCAGGCTGTTAATTATGGCAATTTCAAGATCTCAAATGCCAAAACAACTTAAACCGGGATTAGGTAGGAATTGGAAGCGTGATCCCTATGCCAAAATCCTAGAATCTAGACTGTACAGTCAAAAAGTGGTACCATCTAAGAAGTTGTACAACCGAAAACGGTCTAAACAACCAACATAGACAATGGGGCCCCAAAGGAGGATAGAGTGTCAGATAAAAGTGAAAGTTTTAGAAAAGGCGTAAATCTTAATCTAGGTAAAACTTTTGAATCAGGTTTAAATATAGGTTTTGATTCCTTCATTGGAGAGACAACTGAAAAAGGAGAATTCAATGTTCAACCTAAAAAAACTAAAGATATAAGTCTGGGAGTAGGTGCTACAACTAAAAAAGGTACTAAAATTAGACTTGATGCAAGTAAATCTGAGGCTAAAGGCAATTATTATTTTCCTGCAAGAACTGAAAAAAGTTTAATTTTATCTATTGGTAAACAATTTAATACAGGTGGTGACGTTCAAATTAACCGCAAAGGTGTTGTAGATAAGGATTTACTATAATGGCTAATTTAATGATGCCCGATGCTGATCCAGAATTCAAAGCTTATTTAAAAGAAAGAGCTAAAAAAGAAGCAACGACAGACTATCATTCATTAAAAGCAGATTTTGAAGATTGGAAAAAACATAGAAAGCCCAAAGGAGCTTATTTAGGTACTTTTATATCAGGGGGTCCAGGAGGATCTAACCCGTCATATAGAAAGTATTATAAGGGTATGTTAGATTAATGCTATGCCATTTCAATCTGAAAAGCAGAAGAAATGGATGTGGGCCAACAAGCCAGAGATGGCAAGAGAGTGGACCCAAGAGTATGGAAGTAAAGTAAAAGCAAAGACAGGTACTATGACTAAAAAAGACGATAAATGGATTCAAAAAGCGACCAAGAATATGTGTAAGGATAAACCTTGCACAGGTAAAAAAATGAATAAACCTAAAAAAGCTTTTCTTGGTAAAATGTTCAGAAAAAGTTCAACTGCAACTCCGACATCTGGAAGTAGTTCTGGAGGTGGTAGTTCTGGAATGGGCGGTTTATTAAGACGCCTTTTTGAAGAGAAAAAACATTTATTCGGAAAAGCAGGGGGTGGTCCGGCTAAAGCAGTACTAGGTTTATATGCTATGAGTAAAATGAGTGATAAAAAGAAAGACAAAGTTAAATCTCATTTTAAAAAAAGAGCTTCTCTTCTTTCTCCTGTGGCGTCACAATTTTTTAATAAAGGCGGTCCGACTAAAGCTAAACATGGTAAATATATACCAATCCCAACTCCACATGCTGACATAGCTAAATATCTTACAAAATCAGGAGTGATAGAAGGTCCAAAAGGAGAAGATACATTTTGGAGAAAAAAAGACAGCACTATGAAAAACAAGATTGCAAGGGATCTTGGTAAATCAATAGGAAGAAAGGCTGGACCAAAGGGGTCAAAACCCCGAATTAAAATATGGCAGCCAAAAGATGGTATATCGAAAGAGTTAATAATAATTGGAAAAACCCCACTAGAAAAAGGTGGCGGACAAAGTTTTACTCCAGGATGGAAACCTCAGCTATCGGTGAGAACGGCTAGGGAAGGCAAGATTTTTGATAGTAAAAAAGTAAGTTCTAAAACTCATGAAAGATTTATGAAATTATTTAAACACCGTGAAACAGGTGGTTGGAAAGAAGCAACAAAATACAAAAAATATTTAAAAAGTTTGAAGAAAATGCAAAAAACTCCACTAGCAGGAACGTCTACAACACTTCCACCTAAAACAGCAAGATTATTATCACAATTGAAATTTGCTTATAAGGATAGAGGAAAAGCATCAACTGCTACAAAAATTGCGCACTCACTGGGTAAAAGTGCTGCCGCTCCTACATTTTTAAAAAGAAGAATGACTTTGAGTGGTGCGGGTAGTCTACCGGGTACTCTACCTAGAGCTACAGCTTTAAAAGTTGCGAAAGCACTAGGCAAAAGAACAGGACTTGGCAAAGCGGTTTTAGCTGCTACAGCGGTGGCAGGAGCTTATGAAGCAGGAAAGCGTAAGTTATTTACTAAAGATAAAAAGAAAGTACAAAAGAAATCAACAGGCGGAGAAATCATTATCGGCAGAGGTGTTGATATGGATTTATTGTAATGAATTATGGCGACATCAGGAACAACAACATTCGATCTCGATATAGACGAGATAATTCAAGAAGGCTACGAAAGAATAGGCCTTAACACCAATAGCGGTTACGATCTTAAAACTGCTAGAAGAAGTCTAAATATTTTATTTTCAGAATGGGGAAACAGAGGAGTTCACTTATGGAAAGTGGCTTTGAAACACCAAGCTTTATCATCAGGAACTAGAGAATATACAGCGGATACTGATTGTAGTGTTATTTTAGAAGCGTATATTTCTACAACAGATTCTATTACAACAAGTACCCAAGATGTAGCTTTATCTAAAATATCTAGATCAGAGTATGCATCTACTCCTACTAAAGGATCATTAGGACAACCTTCTCAATATTATGTAAGTCGAGTGCAACCGCCTGTAATTACTTTATTCCAAACACCAGATGCGAGTACCTACACTTATCTAAAATATTATTATGTTAAAAAATTGCAAGATGCAGCGGCTTATTCCGACCAGCAAGCTGATGTTGTTTATAGATTTCAACCTGCAATGTGTGCAGGATTAGCTTACTACTTAGCTCAAAAAAAAGCACCCGAAAGAGTAGAGATGTTAAAGATAGCTTATGAAGATGAACTCAACAGAGCTTTAGTAGAAGACGGTCAGAGAACTTCAGTCTTTATAGCTCCTAGAGATTACTTTCCAGCAGGTATATAATGGGTAAATTTGCCAGTGGAAAATATGCATTAGCCATTTCAGATAGATCGGGAATGCAATTTCCTTACAGAGAAATGGTATTTGAATGGACTGGAGCTTTTGTTCATATTAGTGAATGGGAAGCTAAACAACCCCAAATCAATCCTAAATTAATTAGTGCTGATCCAATTGCTTTAAGAAACCCAAGACCTTTGCATCGAAGCGGAATTCTAGTACAATTAGATCCAGCAGCTTGGTTTAATATTAATGGAAATATAAATCCAATTCCAAGTGAAGCAGCTAGTGGTTCGGGAAGCATGCAACCTCCTCAAACTGCTAATGAAGCAAATGAGAAAAGGCAAGCTAGAATAACGCTTGCAAATGTAACGGTGAGTATCACATGACGTATGCAGAACTTATAACAAAATTAAGAGACTACACTGAAGTAGGTAGCAGTGTTTTAACTTCTACAATCTTGGATGGCATTATCAGAGATGTAGAATTTAAAATCTTTAGAGAAGTTGATGCAGATTATTCTAGAAAATATGAAACTTCTTTATCTACTGGAACGAATCGTTATCTTTTACTTCCAACCGACTGCTATATTATCCGATCTTTACAATTAACCAGTAAAACAGGGGACTCTGATTTTGAAAGATCTATGTTAGAAAAAAAGGATACCAGTTTTATAAGTGAATTTTATCCTTCAACCAGTGCTTCAGGAACCCCTAAATATTATGCGAATTGGGATCCAAATAACATAGTTATGGCTCCCACTCCAGATGTAGTTTATGGGGTGCAATTGAATTATATTTTCACTCCAGAAGCTTTAAGCTCTTCTAATACAACCACGACTCTTTCAACCAAGGATCCTGATTTATTACTTTATGGAGGTCTAGTCAATTGTTATGGCTATTTAAAAGGGCCTATGGATATGTACAAGCTCTATGAAGCAAAGTATAATGAAGCTATACAAACTTACGCTCTTCAACAAATGGGTAGAAGACGTAGAGATGATTACGATTTTGGTGTACCGCGTATCAAAGTACCGTCGCCATCACCGTAAAAAATTAAATTATGAGGAGAATATAATGGCAATAGCACAAGCAATTTGTAATGCATTTAAAAAGCAATTACTAGAAGGAGACGCAAACTTCACCCAAACAACTGGTGATAAATTTAAATTAGCTTTGTATCTTGATACAGCTAACTTAAGTGCAGCTACTACTTCGTTTACCACAACAGGACAATCAACTGATACTGGAAGCGGAGATTATGCATCAGGGGGAAAAAACCTTGCTGTCGGTAGTCAACAAACATCAGTAGCAACAGGTGTGGCAATTGTAGATTTCGCTGATCTTTCATTTACTGGAGTTACATTGACTGCAAGAGGAGCGCTAATTTATAATACATCATCAGCAGTAACTAATGCAGCAGTAGCTGTCTTAGATTTTGGTGGTGATAAAACAGCAACAGCAGGAACTTTTACAATACAGTTCCCAGCTTTTACAACTTCTGCAGCTATATTAAGAATTAGCTAAGGAGGTTTTAAATGGCAGGTGCACCATCGGGTTGGGGTTCAAATGCCTGGGGAGATCAATTCTGGGAAGATAACGGAATTGTTCTAGACTATGGTGCATGGGGTTCATTAGTCGAAGGCTTCGGTGACGGAGTTTGGGGTAATGGAGTTCAACTTACCGCTTTATCTACAAGTACAGGAAGTGCAATTGCATCTATTTCAATAGATGTAGCACTTACTGGACAATCTTTAACAACTTCAATTGGAACTGAAACTGTAACAGCCGACGCTAATGTTACACTTACAGGAGAAGCTTTAACAGGAACATTAGGAAATGAATCAGTCGATCTTAACGTTATTGTTTCTGTAACTGGACAATCTTTAACCGGAGCAATTGGAACCGAAACCGTTACTGCTGATGCAAATGTAACAGCTACAGGAGAAGCTTTAACCAGTTCTGTGGGAACAGCTATTGGTGGTGGAAATGCTTTAGCAGAACCATCTGGAATAGCCTTAACAGGTTCGCTTGGAAATGAATCAGTAACGGCTGATGCAAATGTTACTCCTACTGGAATAGCTTTAACGGGTTCTTTAGGAACAGTTGATGCAGTTGCAGTAGCAGAAGTTACAGGACAAAGTTTAACAGGCTATTTAGGTAATGAATCTACAGTAGCTGATGCAAATGTAACTCCTACTGGAATAGCTTTAACGGGCTCTTTAGGAACAGTTGATGCAGTATCCATAGTTGAACTTACAGGTCAAGCATTAGCAGGCTCTGTTGGAACTGTGGATGTAGATGATGTAGTTGTAGGATTAACAGGTCAAGGCATGACAGCGACCCTACAAAATGTTAAGATAGGTGCATGGTCGCCAGTGGTTCCTGGAGTAAGTAACTCTTGGACAGAGATTGATCCAGGAGTAACTAATACATGGGCGGAAGTTGACACTGCGGCTTAACGAATTTATAATAAATAGGAGATAAATTATGCCATCAAGTTATACAGGATTAGGGACTGAATTAATGGTGACTGGAGAAAAATCCGGTCAGTGGGGTACCCTTACTAATACAAATTTAAAAATCATAGAACAAATTGCTGGTGGCTATGTTTCAATAGCTTGTAATACCACGGGAGCTACAGATTTAGCTGTCTCAGACGGAGCAGCAACGGATAGCAACCAAGTTGCACACAGAGTTATAGAATTAACAGCAGCTCTTGCTGGAAACATAACTGTAACTATTCCACTTGATGTTGAACAGTTTTACATAATTAAAAATTCTACTACTAATTCATACTCAGTTGAGTTTAAATACGTCACTGGATCAGGTTCTAGTGTTACATGGGCCTCTGGTGATCGAGGAACTAAAATTGTTTATGCAACAGCGAATCATGGTACTAATCCAGATATCGTTGATGCTACATCGGCTTTTGTTACAGCAACTTCAACAACTACTTTAACAAACAAAACTTTAACAAGTCCTAAAATTAATGAAGATGTAGTTTGTTCTTCTACAGCTACAGAACTTAATTTATTAGATGGTTGTACTTCTACAACAACAGAGCTTAACTATAATGATCTTGCAACACTTGGAACAAGTGCTGGATCTAAAGTATTATCAGCAGATTCAAATAATTTAACAAAAATAACAGGCGCAGCATATTTTGAAGAAGATACATTAACATTTGATGCAACGCAGGATTG